TGGCATGGGTTTTGGTGGTGGAGGTAAAATAGAATTTACATTTTTTACGCCCAGCGCGTCATACATAGATCTATACGCTTGATATAGATTATGTATCTGAGGATTTGATTGCGCTAGTTGTAATTGACTTTGAGCCAAACTAATTCTCTGTGTTTGAGAAAATATATTTGGATCAGCTACAGGTATAATATCTACTCTGTCGTCAAAATCTTGTAATTTAATTTCACGTCTTGCACCAGGTACATCGTATGGATAAGTTTCTGGTAAATAAGTTTTAAAAACATTTGCTAATAATTTAAATTCTTGTTTAAGACCTACGTATAATCTTTTATGAATCGCTGACATAACTCTTGAACCACGCTCTAACAACGCAACTGTTGTTCCAACAGCAGCGGCTTGATTCATGTCACCTACTTGTGCGTCTGCAATACTTGCAAATCTTTGTCCTGCATTAACAACGATGCCCATTAGTTGTAATAAAGTTGCATCTGGTCCTTTAAAAGGCAAAGGCATAAACTGATCTCTAATATTTCCACCAGGTGCGTCCACATCTCTAAATTCTCCAGGTTGCAATGGTTGTGCATCATCTCTAACTCTTATACCTCTTGATTTAAATCCAGCTGGTAAGTTAGCTAAAGTTCCCGCATCTAATAATTGTCTAAGAGCTGCAGTTGCAGTTCTTGTTAATCCACCAATCATGTGTATCAAACCAAAGCCATAAAAACCTGTGCCGGGTAAAAATTTAAATTGTACAAAATAATTTATTTTTTTCTTTAATGGATCTGTTGGTTGAAAGTTTCTTCTAATAGATAAAATTTTATTATTAGATTGTGCAATAGTTATAATGTAAGGTAATTTAATTCCAGTAGGTTCTCCGTCTTGACCCATGTCTTCATATCCATCTAAATCTAAATTAGTATGCACTTCATACAAAGTGTATTGGTCTTCTTGGCCATCTTTAGAAATTCCTTCTAGCTCTAATTTTTTATCTTCTAATTGATTCTCTGTGACAGGTGGTTTGCCTAAATCAATATCTCTGTAAAAGCCAGCAACTTGTTGTTTACGTAAATCATTCTCTGACATTTTAATTACATGAATAATAGATTCTGCATCTTCTAAACTGTTTGCAGAATATGGAACAATTAAATCATCCGCTGGTACAAATTTAGAAACGGCTCTACCTAAAAGCTCGTCGTAATAGACTTTCTTAAAAGTAGAGCCGGACAGGGGAAGATAGAAAAGCATTTGATCAAACTCTGGTTCGTATTCTTTCATCTGATCCATAATTTGATAGTTCATAAAATCTCTAACACGTCTAGCTTGTTCTTCTTTTGGAACAGTAACGTCTCCTAAGATTTGTGTTCTGACTGGTCCGTCAGCTGGTAATAATTCTTTATATGCTTGTGCTTGAAATTGTGTAACTGCTTCTGCAAGAACAGGGTGATTAACACCAGATGCGCCTCTGAAAGGTTCTGTTCTTCTTTCGTATTTAAAACCTAATAATTCTAAACCTTCTCTATAAGATTGTTCCCAATCTCCTCTTGACTCTTTGTATTCTGTATATTGATCTGAAAGTTTTGCACCAAGTTCATCTAAAATCCCATCACCTAAAAATTCTGCTAAGTTTTCAAAATGATCTTGTCCACCACTAGGAGATGCAACTTTAGGATCAAATGAAATTTCAGCTCCACCTTCTTCTGTCATTTCTATTTCAACAGGTCCGCCTTCAGTTTGTACTTCTTCAACTTTTTCTTTTACTGCTTCTTCAATCTCTGCTTCGCCCGGGAGCTCTACAGTTGTTTTTTGATTGGGCAAAGATTTATCTATTGTAGCCATTTCCTATCCTACCTTGCTTTAAATAATGATTCAACACCTTTGACT